TCAATTTGAGTGCTTTTTTATTTGCTCTTCTATATAGTTTTCTAATTGGTTCATTGATCTTTTTTTCACTTCGGGAGAAATATGGGCATAGACTTGTGTAGTAGAAACATCTTTATGTCCTAAAAAATCTTTGATATCTTCTAAAGGTATTCCTGCTTGTCTCGTTCTAGCTGCAAAAGTATGTCTACCATCATGCACAGTTATGTGGGGGAGATTGGCACGTTTTTCAATTCTATGAGAAGCACCGTTAACGGTTCGATCTCTTATTGGAATACCTTTATTTTTACCGTAAGTATTTATAAAAATAAATGCTTCGTGGTCATCTGTTTCAGGTAAAAAACCAAATTTTTTTATTACTTGATTTCTTAAAGTCAATAAGGCTTTCTTTACTCGTTTTGTCATAGGCAATGATCGTGTACCAGATGGGGTTTTTGTGTCATCTGTAATAATTAAACCTTTGTTAGGTCCTTTTTCAGCAGCCCCAAGGCGTTCACGATTAATATTAAGTGTATTCTGAGAAAAATCAATATCAGCCCATTGAAGTCCTAAAACTTCTGATTTTCTCAATCCTTGATCAAATATAATAAGAAAAAAGGGATACCATATAAATGATTTCTCTTTTTTGGCAAATTCAAGAAAGAGTTCAGATTGATCAAAAGTATAATATTTAACTTTCTTTTTATCAGATGGATTTCTTGGAAACTCAACAAAACTAGTAGGGTTATTTTTTATATATCCTAACTGAATAGATTTTTTGAAAGCATTGCTAAGAGTGGCATTGATACTTTTGGCTGTTGTTACTGAGAGACCTTCCTTAGTTCTACCTAAACCCTTTTTAGTAAGTAACTGATTGATGAATCTTTGATGATCAGCTCTAGTATATTTATCTAGTTTATATTTTCCAATATAAGGATTGATGTACATTTTTATATTTGCCCTATGAACTATTCTTGTTCCTTCTTTAACATTCATTTTATAGTTATTAATCCAATCGTCCATAAATTTTTCTATAGTTAATTTCTTAGGATTATTTTGTATATATTCTTCAGAAGCTATTTGTCCTTCAATGATTTTTGCGAATTTTTCAGCTTCTTCAAAACTTTTAAATCCTTTTTTATGAATTTTTCTTTGTAACTTTGTCCCAGGATCAATCCCATTTGATACATAGACTTCATAACGGTAATCTTTTGTTTTTTTTAAATAGTACTTTTTAATGGAGGACATTAAAATCAATCCTTTCGTAATTCATGCCCAATAGTAAGATATTTCAAGTTGGGTATATTTATTAAAATGTGTATTTAGATAAGATTCGTACTAATAAAAATAAAATACGAACTTACGTTCTTTTGTATCTAAAAAGAAAAGCCCGAAGGCTTTATTATAAAAATTTATTTACAACATCAATAATTTGGTTTGAATAGTTATAGATATCTATTGGTTCTTTTAATTCATAAACTGTATGATTTTCATCATTCAGCTCAATTTTCATTCCGTTTGTATTAAATCGGACACGTAAAATCCATTTTCTTATATTATCATCTAACAAAATATTGAAATAACTTCTATTGTCACGATAGAATAATCGATCCAAAGGAATCGTATCTTTTAAGACTACTTTACAAATAGTATAAGCTTCTAATTCTTCAGGGGTCGTAACAATTTCACTATCTGTTTCATCTGTAGTATTAGATTCTGATTTAGTTTCATTGTCCTCAACAGTAACGGATGTCTTTAAAGCAGCACTCAGTTTATCATTTACTCTTTCAGCAATAAATTGGTTTAGCCCTTTTTTGATAATAGGTTTAAATTTTTCAACGGTTTGTTTAGTTTTCATACCATCATAAATTTCAGTAAGTAAATATTTTACAAAATCTTCAGTTGGATCATTGAGTTCAGAAGAAAGATAATTTTTTAATGAATTTAAATATTTAAGCTCAGCTGCAGAGCTCGTAATTTTGTCTACATCAAAATTATCCTTGTGAAATTTAGCTAATTCTGGGATTTGGCTGTCTTTAATTTTAGTAATATTAACAGTCAAAAATGGTGTAAGATCCATTTTATTTGGTTCATCTAAATCAGTAAAAAATTTATACTCTTCTCCGTTAGTTAAAATTCCAAATTTCGATACTGTAGTGCCGAAATATCTGAATAATTGAGAATCATGTTTTGTTAATTGTTCATTAATTGATTTTGCTTCGATAAGTATAGTTGGTTGACCTTCAAGAACAATTGCATAATCAACTTTTTCACCTTTCTTTATTCCAACATCTGCAGTAAATTCTGGTACGAATTCGGTTGGATTAAATAAATCATAGCCTAATGCTGCGAAAAAAGGCATAATTAGAGAAGTTTTAGTAGCTTCCTCGGTTCCGATGCTATCTTTAAGCTCAACAACTCGTTTTCCTAATTGTTTTAATGTATCTTGAAATTTTTCTAACTCCATAGTTTTCCTCCGGTATTTTTTTCACTCCCACTTAGGGCAGGAAGTAGTAGCCACCAATTAAATTAAAAATCTATACACGCTTTCAGGAAGCCCATACAAATTTGTTAATTCCTCGACTTTTCTAGGGTATTTATCGTTGTCTTCTTTATAAAGAGAAACAATGAGATTAGCGGCAAAGCAATTCGCTTCGCTCTCTGATTTACTTCTGGATGTTTTGGTTGATACGTAATAGCTAGATAACCCACGATGAAATATAGCGTGACCAAGTTCGTGAGCGCAAATATAGAACCGTTCTTCAGAATACTTCAGTTCGTGATTTAGAAGAATAATTGAGCGTCCTAATAATTCTTGAAATTGCCCCTTTGGGTTATTCAAAAAGGGAACGTATCTAATTTGAATATCCATTTTTTCACAAATAGTAAAGGGATTAGCAGAATTATATTTTTGTTTTAGTCTACCGACTAGACTAATTACGTCCATCTCCATAGAAAATCACTTCTCTTTACTTTTGTCTTCTTTTCTAAATTCCCAAAATAGACCAGTTAAAACATCTTTTACCCGTTGTTTCTCTTCATCTGTTAATGTTTCACCACCATAAGCCATGTTAACGTTGGAATCGAGCATTTTATCTAACTCAATTAAATCATTTTCATCGGCCCATTTTGGCGTTTTATTTCTTCCTAATAGATAGTCAGTAGTGACATTAAAATAATCAGCAAGAGCGGTTAATGTCTCTCTGTCTGGACTTCGTTCTCCACGTTCGTAGCCAGAGATAGAAACCTTAGATACATGAATAATATCGCCTAGTTCTTGTTGTGTTAATTTTTTGCTTTTTCTCAGTTCTTTTAATCTAGTTCCAAAGTCCACGTTAACACCCCGTTTCTAAATACAATTTTATCGTTAACTAGTAGTTAACACAAGTTGTCTAAAAATAGTTAACTAAATAGTAACTTTTTGATTGACAATTAACATCTTGTTAACTATAATCGAATTAACATCAAGTTAACAAAAAAAGGAGGAAAATAAATGGTTCTAAAAAAATTAGAAAAAATTAGAAAAGATAGTGGAAAAACTTTTCAAGATGTAGCAAATCATGCTGGATTAACTAAAGAGTTTTACTGGATGATCGAAAAAGGAAAGAGAAAGCTTTCTTATGAAAATGCAGTAAGAATTGCTTTAGTATTCGGCAAGGAACCAGACGATATTTTTTTAGAGCATGAGTTAACTAAAACGGAATTTTCGTATAGTAAGGAGGTGGACAAATGAAAGAAGATTTTACTAAAGTATTTTGGACTTCAATAATATTATTCTTGCTATTGATGATCTTTTCTCGTTTGATTTACCACTTTATGTTCTAAACCAAAGAAATTAAGAACAAAGTCTATTAATGAATTTTCGGTTTTAATTTCTTTTGTTCCTTCGGCTTGGATATCAAAAAAATCTGAAACTCTCTTTCGGATATTGGGAAACTCTTTTGGCTTTTTTGGAATAAAAGAATTAAACAATGCTACGAAAGAAATAATGGTAGCAAAAGAAGTGAGCGAACAAAAAGAGAACAAGGAGGTATTTTTATAACACACCAAGAAAAAATAAACATCGTACTTGATGCAAGACCTAGACTAGTACACATCATCAAATGTGCTACAGATGTTCAACTTGATCTTTTAGTTGAAGAAGTTCAAAAAGAGCTTGAACGTGAATTAGACGAAACAGCTTTTGTTTGATTCTTTAAATTAATAGTACAAAAAAATTGCTCGTATTGATATACGTGCGAATAAGAAATTGAGGTGTTCAAACTGTTAAAAAAATCAGCTGTCATTCGAGAATCATTAATTAAGGTGATAAATAAGAGTGGCAAAACGAAGAAAGAAATTGCAAAGCAAGTTAATGTATCTCAACAGTCATTGAGTGATTGGACAACGCCACATAATACTAAGCCTGTGACGTTAGAAAATGCTCAAGCTTTAACTGATCATTTTCGAGATTCAGATTTTACTCTCCATGTAATCCATAAATTTTTTGGATTATTTAAATCAATTGATGGAGATGTTTATAGAAGAGACCCCTCGTCACTAGATAAGCTTCAAATGATAGAATCCGATGAGCGAAAACAAAAGAAACAAGAAGTTGAGAAAATTCTTCTCAAAAATGAGGATTATTTAACCGCTGAGGATCGTCAGCAAATCATTTCATATGCATATGAATTTTTAGACGAGATCATGATTGAAGTGACTCTGATCTGTGTACTATGCGAAATTCTTGGAATTGATATTCGTCAACTAAGCGAACAGCGTTTAACTTATTGGATCAGTCAAGGATACATGAAAGGAGAATTAAAATGAAGATTTCACAAATGGAAAGAGTGGTCCCTTTAGTTCAAAAAAAGCAACCAAAAGAAAGAGTTTGGAAGAAAGCTAAAGATATTGCTGAATATTTCGGTGTCTCATTAGCTACTATTTCTAAATGGACGAATTCAAAAAATGATCCGTTACCTTCTCGAAGGGTTCGAGGTGTTTTGCAGTATGACTTCGAGTTAGTGAAGGAATGGGAAGAACGCAATACTAATTAGAAAGGAATGTGAAGCAATGAGAACGGTTTTTAAAATGACTGTCAAAAGCGCTTTGCTTATGTGTCTTGTAGCAATCATACTGACAAGTATCAACCCGGCATATGCGCTGATTTATTGGGGAACTTTAGTAGTTGTTACTGCTGTAAGAGAAAGTTTCAAAATGCCAACACAAAAAAGACCGACCAGCGATGGCCGTCGCTAATCGGTAACATAAAAAAACATAACTAAGGAGATTTTACCATATGAATCCAAAAATTAAAAATTTAATTGAAGAACTAATACATGAGTGTAACGAAAGTGATGTAGCCATCACTCTTGGGGCGATTGATCCAAGTGTAGATGAAGCAACTGTTGTATTTGGTGGAACATTTGCTTTGCAAACAATTGTACTAACACTAATGAACGATAAGTTTAAAGAAAGTATACGAACTAATGATTGCGATTGTCCTGCATGTAAGGCTACAAAGGAGATGATGTTTAATGAATGACTTTGCCTCATCGTTAGATCAATACCTAAATACTCCAGATTGGGGAAGACCACAAACTGAGGAGGATTAAGATGAGTAAATCAACTTTAGACATGAGCCATCAAGAATGGCTCGAAGACCGCAAAAGAGGTATTGGTGGTTCTGAGGTCGCAACAGTACTTGGATTGAATAAATACAAATCCCCTTATCAATTATGGCTTGAGAAAACGGGACAAATTGAATTAAAAGATTCAGAGAGCGAACCAGCTTATTGGGGCAATGTTTTAGAAGAAGTTGTTGCCAAAGAATTTCAAGAACGAACAGGCAAAAAGGTTCGTAGAAGAAACCAAGTGTTTGAACATCCGTTACATCCATTCTTAAGAGCAAATATCGACCGTGATGTAGTAGGAGAAAATGCCATTCTTGAATGTAAAACAGCGAATCAATTTCTTAGCAAAGAGTGGGAAGGGGAAGAAGTGCCACTTAGTTATTTGTGTCAAGTACAACATTATATGAATGTTTTGAACAAGGATTATTGTTATATCGCTGTGTTGATTGGTGGTCAAAGATTTATATGGAAACGAGTTGAACGAGATCAAGAACTGATTGACATCATCACAGAACGGTTAGTTGATTTTTGGGAAACGAACATTATTGGCGGAGAAGAGCCACTGATCGATGGAAGTAAAGCAACGTCAGATTTTCTAAAAGAGCGTTATTCAGAATTAGATTCAACTGAAATTATGCTTCATGCTGATTATGATGTTCTACTCGATCAAAAAGAAGAGTTACTCAAAAATAAGAAGGAACTAGAGAAGAGTATTCGACAAATCGACAATCAAATTATCCAGGAACTTGGAATAAAGAATGCCTCTACAGGTATCACACCTAATCGGATTATTTGTTTAAAATCAGTCGTTTCTAAACGAAAAGACTTGAAGAAAATAGCAGAGAAATATCCATATGTAATGAAAGATGAAGAAATTTACAGCTTATCAACTTCAAATAGATTAGTGATAAAGGAGATTCAGTGATATGGCAACAAGTAAAGATTTAAAGAATCAGCTAACAGAACAAAATAATCAAGCAGTTGATCCTTCTAAATTAGGGCTTAAAGCTCTAATGAATACACCGACAATGAAAAATAAATTTAAAGAAGTATTGAAAGAGAAATCTGATGGTTTCATGGCAAGTGTATTAAATTTGGTAAATAACGATTCTTATTTATCTTCTGTCGATCCAATGAGCATTGTTACTAGTGCAATGGTTGCCGCTTCCTTAGATTTACCAGTGGATAAAAATTTAGGATACGCATGGATTATTCCATATAAAGGAAAAGCCCAATTTCAGTTAGGGTACAAAGGATATATACAGTTAGCACAACGTTCGGGTCAATATCAGTCTTTGAATGTTATCGAAGTATATGAAGGCGAATTAAGAGGTTGGAATCGATTGACGGAACAGTTTGAATTTGATCCAGAAGGTCGTTTATCTGACAAAGTCATCGGGTATGTTGGATATTTTGAATTATTGAATGGGTTCAAAAAAACTGTTTATTGGACAAAGCAAGAAATTGAATTGCATAAACGAAAGTTTAGTAAATCTGACTTTGGTTGGAAGAAGGATTTTGATGCAATGGCCAAAAAAACTGTTTTAAGAAATATGTTGAGTAAATGGGGAATTCTATCAGTGGAAATACAAAAAGCAACGGTAACTGATGAAAATGTCGTAAAAGATATCAATGAGAATGGTGATATTTTATCCGATACAAATGTTGAAGAAGATACACCAGAACGTAAAGAAGCAGAAAAAGTGGAAGACGTATCATCAGCGTTTGATGAATACGAAGAAACAGCAAATACAGATGAACAACAGGATTCATTGTTCGATGATATAAATCCGCCACTATAGCGAGGGAATTTCCCCTCGCTTATCTAAGGAGGTGATAGTGTGGCAAGACCAACAAAAGAAGGTCTTGATTATTTTCCTCTTGATGTTGATGTTTTCGAAGATGAAAAAATAGAGGCTATTGCTGGGGAATTTGGACTTAAAGGAGAAATTGCGGTAATCAAACTGCTTTGTGCGATATATAAAAAAGGATATTTCATTTTGTGGAATGATTTAACGCAAGCTACTCTTTTAAAACGCCTGCCAGGAGTAAGTAAGGAAATGCTCAATCAAATAGTGAACCGCTTAGTCAAATGGGGTTTTTTTGATAAACAACTGTTTGACTCGGTCGAGGTGCTTACGAGTGAGAATATCCAAGCCACCTACTTTGAAGCGACAAAAAGACGAAAATCACCAAAACCAACTAAATATGTAATTAATGCAAACATTAATACACAAGATGAAAGAGTTAATGATGACATTAATCCCCAAAGTAAAGGAAATAAAAGTAAATTAAATAAAATAAAAGATTATGAAGAAGATATGGGCGTGTACGAGTTCATTCAAAAATCTTGGGGAAAACCACCTACTGGCATTTTGCAAGGCGCATTAGGTCCGTGGATTCGCGAATGGGGATCAGAAATGATTTTATTTGCATTTCAATCTGCTTATGAGAATAGCGTAGAAATGCAAGGGTTAAAAAAATACGTGGATAAAATTCTTGCTACGTGGAAGTCAAACAATGTTTCTACGTTACAGGAGGCAGTCCAAGCGAAAGAAGATTGGGAAGCGAAGAAGAGCCAAAGGACTTTCTCTAACTCTCAGCCAAGTCGTAACGTAACACGAAAAGAACCTATCCCAAAATGGCTGGCAGACTATGAAGAACAAGAAAGGCTCAGAAAAGAAAGAGAAGCGCATCGATACGATGATGTCCCTTTCTAAACGTGAGGTGATATTTTGAAAGAATATAACTATCTCAAACTGGTAAAAAAACTGGGGGAATGCAAACAAGGGGATGAACGTCAATGTTTGCAAGCAGTTTATAGCCAGCTAAAAGATTTGACCGAAGACCAAATAAAAAAAGATCGTTCAAGATGGAGTAAGTTGCGTGTTTATTATGCGCTATACGTAGACCGAACAAAACTGGAACATATTTTGGTACAGGAAAAAAAGAAAAAGGAAGAGCTTCATGTACGAAAGATGAAATGTTCTCTTTTGTCATTCGAAGAGTGTTATCAAGGGTTACAGAAATATTTAGAAAATCAACCAAAAGGAGTAGTCGTGTAGGTGGGACAGCCAAAGCAAACAGGTGGGACACCTAAGAAAAGACCGAGATTTTCTCTTGATGATGATACTCTAGCACAGCTTGCTTGGTTATATGAACAAGATACCAAGAATACAAGTCATCGAATCTATCCATCGGATACGTTAAAGAAAATCATTAACGAAGCGTATACAGTACGCAGAGCATTTAGAAATTAGCTATTGGAGGGTTAAGTGTGGCATACGTTGTAAAAGCAATGTGTTATGTCGATTCAGAAGGATATGGAGTTCCTAACTTAAAAGGAGCTAAACGTTATGAATCAAAGGAAATGGCAGAATTAGCTGCCTATGTGAGCAATGGCGAAGTAGTGGAGGTAAAAGATTATTCTCAAAAAACTAATAAAATCAATCCGCATAAAAGGAAAAATTTTAGAAAAGAAAAACAGTCCAAGTCCAATCAGGCTTGGTTGAAACAAGAGGTGAGTAAGCATGAGCAAAAAAAAGAAATTCATTTCAGAAGTTAACCAAGAAGTCGAATGCTTCTGTTGCGATTCAAATAGAGGAACACCATGGCTGTATCCATTCGAAGGATACGTAAAAGAAGTTTATGACAATTCAGCAATGGTAACAATTAAAACTACTCATCCAGACGATGACGGTTTAGCAGTTGGATACCATGGGAAAACGATTGTTCCATTTACAGAAATGAGGGCTGTGGAATGCTAGATATTATTTTTGACTTCTTAGGCTGTGGCTTTGTTCTAGCGTCAGGGCTACTTGCATTAGCAGGAGTAGTCAAATTAGGCGTACTTCTTTGGCAAATGATTTTTTAGGAGGAAAAATAATGGACGAATTGATTGCAAAAGTAGAGCAGTGGGCAAAAGACAAAGGATTATTGTGCTTTTCGTTTCTATGTTAGTAATCATACAAGAAGGGAACAAGAAATAATAGGGAAGGCGACATCGAAAATCAAGAAGAAAAAACGCCGTTTGGAACAAAAGGCGATTCAGAATGGGACGGCTAATGAAAAATATATGAATAAGAAAAAGAAGAACATAAAAATAGACAGCCAGTAAATGGCTGTCTTGTACATAGAATGATGAATTGTAACAAAAATCTTTCCTCATTATAGCATATCTGGAGTGATTTGTAATGATTAAAGAAGCAGACATCAAACAGACCAAAGAAAATGCAAGAGCTATTTTAAGACAGTATCGTAGTTTACAAAGAAAGGCAGACAGAAGCCCTATTGATATTCGTTCTCCTTTTATTGATGATATGCCTAAGGCACCAAGTAAAGGAAATTTATTGGAGGATGCCATTATCCAAAATATGGAATCAAAGGAAAAACTGAAATCAATTGAATATGCTTTAGGTAGATTAGGGTTAATTAGTAGACAGACTTTATATTATACGTATTGTGTGAGAGATTCTATGACGAATGACGAAATAGCAGATAATTTAGGTGTAGCTACTCGAACATTGAATCGAATGAAGTCGGAAGCTTTACTTGAGTTTGCCGATGTATTTGGAGTGGTTGCCTACCGATAATTTTGGCGTAAATGGCGTTTTTGGCGCAAATTTGGCCTTTTTGGCGTAGATTTGGCGCAAATTATACGATTTTAAGTGATATTCTATTAGTGTCGAAAGATTAGGAAACAGGATTGACAAAATAAACGAAGGGAGGTAGTCTCCCTCATCGTTGTAATTATGCTTTGATAGACAGCAACCAACTAATTACAAAAATAAGAAAAAGGGAAGTGAAAACCTCCTTTATTTTCTATTGTTTATCTATATCAACTGGTTGCTGTCTGTTTTAATGTAAAGGAGAGATTCGTATGCATCACTATATTACTAAATATCGTAATGAAAGAAATGAGCGCAAAGCAGTTTCATGGTTTCAGATCAATCTTTTTAACAAGTCTTTCTGTTTCTTCAAGAAAGAAATTTTCATTTAAAAAAGAGAGCAGCGATGCTCTCTCATTGATTAATGCTTGATAAATTGTGTGTTTGCACATTTACCGCAAGGAGGCAATGTATCAGTAGTATCGTCGAGTTTTACTACAGTGCCACATTGAGTACATGTGTAATTGCCTTTTCCTGGTTTCTCTCCAGTAGTGTGGACCATAATTATCACCTCCATATAATTATTTCAGCTGACTGCTCGCTGATAAATAAAATTATACGCTAAGTATTTATTTTCACAAAAGAATTTGTCACTGTGGTGGAAAGGGTAGATGCACGCTTAGCAGTTTATCTAATGCAAAGTTTCGACGGGTGCAAGGTTCGATTCCACTCCAGTGACTTTGGTTTACGGTAAGCCCAAGCTACCAGTTAGCAAAACTGTAAAGAGCTATAACTGCATCTCGTTTCTGAGGTGTAGTTTTTACATATGAAATCACTCGTTGAGTGGTCTTTTTATTTTGTATAGAGGAGGCTACATAATGAGAAACTACTGGTACGTATCACTTGTCTAATAGGTATCCACAAACAAATAATAATAATCCAATTAGAGTAGTTCAATCAGTACAAATCCAAAAGAAGTACTCAATCATTGAAATGGGGCACTAGAAGCGACGCCAAAAGAGATTGATAAGTACAATCTTCGTTACTTCGGACGTGGGTATTTTAGTGAACAGAATATTTAAGAAAACCTAAGCAAGAATTTGAGGGATACAAATTGAATTGATAAAGTTTCCGTTTTAAAGATATTGATTGAAGCAGATTTGATGCCAAAGGATATCGATAATGATTAACAAATTGCATTAAAATCCTGATATACTTAATTAAAATATATTAGGAGTAGATTTTTATGAGCGATGGTGTACTAGGTTTAATTGGGGTAGGTATTTCCGTAATTGGAACTATTGGTATAGCAATATACAATCAACGTAATGTAAGAAAACAAAATGCAAAAAATGAAAAGACTCAAAATATCATTCGAAAACAACAAGAAGAGTTTGAATCTCAAATGTTAGTTCAGCAACAAGAATTTCAGGAACGTATAACAAAAAAACAAATAGATGCTAATTTAAAAGCAAAAGCAAGGATTGAATGGATAAGTGATGTGAGAGAGTTAGTAGCTGAATATATATCGGAGTTATCTGTATTACAGCAAATATTATTTCAGATGATTGTTCCTGTGGAAACCATTCAAATAGAGAATGAAAATGAAAATCCAAGACAACAAATAATTGATGGTAATTTAGAAAAAATAGAGCCTCTACTTGAAAAGTTGAATAGTCAAAGAATGAAAATAACGAATTTATCAGAGAAGATATTACTTTTCTTTAGTTCTAAAGAAGATCATAGAGAAATAGAAAAACAATTAATATACGCACAGAATCAACTGATGATATTAGAAATATTTATTAGAAAAATAAAAGGTGAAAGATTAAATCCAACTCCTATTGATGAACTTTTACCTGAGGAATTTAATCAATTTAATATGAGGTTTGTAAGCAATATAAAGGAGTTGCGCAGTATATTTAGAGACTATTTTAAATCAGAATGGGATAGAGCTAAACAAGGTAAATAGAAAAACAAAACTCAACCTAAGAAGATTGCGAGGTGGTGTGTATTGAATGGCAAGAAAACGTGATCCAAGACGTGATGAAGCTTTCGAATTGTTTAAAAAGTCTAATGGAACAATAACTAATCGAGAAATTTCTGAAAAGTTATCTGTCCCAGAAAAAACTATTTCAGCATGGAAATCACGTGACAAATGGAATGAAGTACTGCAAAAAGATGAATGTAGTACTTCAAATAATACTTGTAGTACTACAAATAAAGGTGGCGCACCTATTGGCAATCAAAATGCCAGAGGGAATAAAGGCAATAGCCGAGCATCACCTCCAGTAGGGAACAAGAACGCTTTGAAAACTGGCGAGTATGAAACCATATTTTTTGAGACACTAAGTGATGAAGAGAAGGACATCTATTCTAATTTGAATAATGATCCTTCTTTTGTTTTGTCTGAAGAAATACGTCTACTTAAGATAAGGCAATTTCGTATGATGAAAAGAATACAGCAAGCCGAGGCTGGTTTAAACGATGAAGAAATCGAACGTCTACAACAACTAAGAAAAATAAAAACGCCGATTGAAAAAGACGGTAAAAAGCTAGAAATTAAACGAGAGGTTATGCAAGATGTTCAAGTTAGCAGAAAAACACATCGTAAAATTGATGACATTCTTTCAATTGAAGATTCATTAACTCGGATTAGCAATCAGTTAGCTAAAGCCATTAAGCAAATGAATGAACTATATATAACGGATTACAAAACTGATCTAATGAAAGCACAAACCGAGAAAATTCAAGCTGAAACAGCTGATATTGGCGGTAATAATTCTGGCGAAGAAGTGGAAGAATGGAAGCAAGCAGTTTTAAATGCAGCAAATAAACGGGCGGTGAGAAAGAATGAGCAGTGATTTTATCCCATTTGCTGATATAGGTGCTGCGATTGATTATTACTATGATAAGCCAGTAGCTTTTTGCCAAGATATATTGCGGTTAGATCCTGATGAATGGCAGGAAAGTGTTTTGAATGATTTGGCTGAATTTCCAAAGGTTTCAGTTCGTTCTGGACAAGGTGTTGGAAAAACAGCGTTAGAAGCAGGAGCAATACTTTGGTTTTTAACTTGTCGACCATACGCTAAAGTGATTGCTACAGCGCCAACCATGAAACAACTTTACGATGTGCTTTGGGCGGAAGTAGCTAAATGGCTAAATGATAGCTTGATCAAAAACTTACTGAAGTGGACAAAGACCAAAATTTATATGATTGGTGATTCAGAGCGTTGGTTTGCTACAGCAAGAACAGCAACGAAGCCAGAAAATATGCAAGGTTTTCATGAGGACCATATGTTGATTGTTGTAGATGAAGCTTCTGGTGTTTCTGATCCAATTATGGAAGCTATTCTTGGTACGCTATCAGGTTTTGATAATAAGCTATTGATGTGTGGAAACCCAAATAATATTGAAGGTGTTTTTTACGATTCCCACAATTCAGACCGTGATAAATACAGAGTCCATAAAGTATCTAGTTACGATAGTAAACGTACAAACAAAGATAACATAGAGATGATCCTTAAAAAGTATGGAAAAGAAAGCGACGTTGCTCGTGTCCGTATTTTTGGAGAATTTCCCAAAGGAGCGTTGGATTCATTTATCAGTCTTGAAACGGTAGAATTGGCTACAGAAAAACAAATTAGTGATTCTTTAGTCAATAAAACAACGGTTGCTCATATAGGTGTCGACGTAGCTCGGTATGGTGATGATTCTACGATTCTTTTCCCTAGAATTGCTACTAGGGCATTAGAATATGAGAAATATTCAAAACGTAGCACCATGGAAACAACAGGATATGTCATCAATATGGCCAAGAATCTAATGAGTCAATATCCGAGTATTGATAAAGTGATGATTAAAGTCGATGACACTGGTGTCGGAGGCGGTGTAACCGATCGCCTAGAAGAACTGATAGAAGATAATCATTATCCTTTTGAGGTGTTTGGAGTGAATAATGGTGCAACATCAGAAGACGATTTTTACGATAATTTAGGTACTCAACTATGGGGAAACATCAAGGAAATGTTAGAAGAAAATATGACAGCAAATCTTAACGGTGAACAACCGATTATTGAATTGCCTGATGATGGATCGTTGATTAAAGAACTGAGTACACGTAAATTCAAAATGACGAGTAGAAGTCGTATTCGTTTAGAAAGTAAAGATGATATGAAAAAGCGAAACATTGGTAGTCCAGATATTGCTGACGCGTTGGCTTTAGCATTTTATGAGCCACCAAGTCACTATCAATTTATTCAATTTTAGGAGGTGAGCTTTTGATTAGTACAGTATTATCTTTAGAGAGATATAAGAAGCTACGTATTAAATATGCAACACAAATTGAAGATGGAATGTTTGATCCGAATGGTTTTATAGAAGATATGAAACCATTTTTTGCTGATCGTGAAAGAAAATATCTAGCGTATACTAGCGAAAAGAATGAAATAGACAAAAGACCAAAGCCTAACACTGATATTGTAAAGGTTAATAATAAACTTCATGCTGGTATGTATTCGATTGTCGTAGATCAAGCAGTCAATCATTTTACTGGTATACCTATTAAATGGGATTACGATGTATCGGAACAAAAAAGAACACTCATTCAAAGATTAAAAGATAAATTCTTAAAAAATGATACGGAGCTTCCAACAGTTCCAGAAGCTTTTAACAAATTAACAAGCAATCTTGATTCCATGAGATTTGCAATGCTTGACCCTGAGACAGCGACTTTCCAAGGTGCATGTGGAGTAGCTTTCCGATTGTTGGAGCCTGTGGAAGGAGATGATGGTTGGGAGTTAAGAGCAAGCAATATTGAGCCTTGGAGAGCTGAAAGATATGGAAATGCTGGAATCTATATTAAAGAAAAGTATGACTCTTATCAGAAAAAGTTTTTTCAAGAAATGAAAGTTATAACTAGAAATGAAATTACGACATATGCTTGTTATGGCGATTTAAATTTTATTACTAACGGAACGTTCAAAAAAATCGATGAAACAAAAAATCCTTTAGAAGTGATTAATTTATCCGAATTTAAAAATAATACGAATCGTTATTGTGATTTTGAAGTAGCCGAGGAAATTGGAGATGCAATTGATCGTGCTTTGTCTGATCAGCAAAACGAAATCGAACAATTTAAGCTTGCGTACATGCTTGTTACTGGTACGACAATGAGCAAAGACACTGCTAAAGAAATGATGAATCAGCTAGGGATTATTAACTTAAAAGACCCTACAGCAAAAGCAGAATATGTCACCAAAGATTTAGCGAAAGATTTCAATGAATATCATATGGATCTATTGAAAAAACAATTTTACACCATTTGTAAAGCAATCGATTTTAACGATGAGGTGTTTAAATCAAACAGTTCTGGAGAAGCCCGTAAGTGGCAAATCATTAGCCTAGAAGCAAAAACAAATACTAAAGAGCAATATTTTAGAGAAGGACTGAAAGAATGCGCAGAAACAATTGCTGCTTTTCTTAAGTTTCATGACAAAGTAGAAATTGAGCCAGAAAAAATTATTTTTACTTTCTCTAGATCTTTGCCAACTGATCTAAGTTATTTAGCTGAAGCTTTACCTAAGCTTGCACCTTATGTATCCAAACGAACCATTCAAAGACAAATTCCATTTGTGACAGACGTTGATTATGAAAATGAAATAATGGAGTTGGAAAATGGAAATGCTTATCCAGATAGTGAATACAATTTTGGCGGAGGTGGCAATAGTGACGACAGAAACGAAGTATTGGACCAAACGTCGAGAACTGGAGGATCAAGCAAGGCTCAAACAAGAAAATCAGACACTTAAAAAATTAACTAGTGTATTTCCTGAAGCGCTGAAAGAGATACAAGAAAAACTATTATCTCAAGTAGACTTACATGATATTACTTATGCTGAAATGATGGAGTTTTACAGCAAAAGTAATCAAAAAAAATATCGTGAATATGTGGAAAAAAATTACAAATCTCTCAAAATGTACGATTCTAAATACAAAGAGTTTATCGATGAATTTTTTCCATCTTTTGATTATGCAAAGGTTAATCGTTTGCTACAGATACGTTCTGATATCTTTAAAATCCTTGCATACCATGCAATAGATGTAGACGTGAACAAGTATTTTTCAGATCGATTGGAAGAGATATTGCAACGTTCATATGCTTCAAATGCAAATGTGTTATCGCAATTGCTGAATGTTGATTTGCCGAATTATTTATCCCAAGTGGAATTAGAGAGTTATCTAAACTATCCTTGGTCGGGTAAAACCTTTTCTAGGAGGCTTTGGGGAAATATTTCATCACTCGAACAGAAACTCTCCAATGCTATTGTAAAAAGTGTTGCTAGTGGAGAAGGCGTTATACACGCACTAAATACCATGCGAACAGACTCAGAAATTTGTGACATGTTTAAGTTAGAAGAATCAAAGTATAACAAAGCGATAGAAAATCTCGTTCGAACGGAGTATGCAAAATTTGCTCAAGATGGTATTGAAAAATCATATTTAGAAACAGGTATTGAGGAATACAACGTTTTAACTGCAAAGGATGAGAGAGTTTGCCGAATTTGTGGAGGAAAGGCAAGTAAGAATCCCTATAAACTGAAAGATGCTGTCATAGGTGAGAATCGAGCGCCTTTCCATAGTCGTTGCAGATGTACGGATGTTCCTAATTTACCAAAATTAGGAAAGGATATTGATGAAGAATATGACCGTTTATTTGGCGATTTATTAGATGAGTTTGCACATGATTCTTTTGGAATTAATTTGAAACGGAGGAAGTAGAATGAAAGATTTTCATGAAGCAGTACTAATAATTAATGTAAAAGCTGATATTGCAGAAGCCTACAAAACAGCTATTGAGTCTGAGAACCATCCTAATGGCTTGAGAGATCAGTGGAATGGTAATTATGCCTACGTGGTTATTGGCGATCAAACTGTTAATTATCAAGAGAATACTCCAGTTAATAAGAATACCGTTAATTTAACGATTCAATTATTATCTCATACATTACCAAATTTAAAAGAAACAGTTAATTGGTATGAAAAGACGGGATGTATTGTTGTTAGAACTGACTACAAAGAAGGAAAGTCTAGTAAATAGGCTTTTTATTTCAAATTTCTACAAATACTAACAAAAAGGAGTTGGCAATTAAGCCACTCCTTTTTGTCTACAGTCTGAGATAACTTAATTAATAAGTTATCTTTTTCTTGGTGCGAAATCACCTTAAACTAGCGCAATACTGGGCTTGGTTGAATGGTGGGGCGCAACTATTAAAACTCAAAGCAATGCGGGGCATGAAAACGAATCGTGGGGCGAAAGGAGAATAAGCGTGAAAAACAAATCATTAATACCAATGAATTTGCAATACTTTGCCGAAGGTGACGATCCACAGTTTTCTTTTGAGGATTTCATAACTTTTGCGGAATCTAATGAAGAAGCTCAAAAATTTCTTCAGTCACAATCTCAAAGTGTTGCTGACAAGCAATTGGAAGCTTGGAAACAAAATAACCTAGATAAAATTAAACAGGATACTATCAAGAAATATGAGGAATCCAAGAAAAACAAGTCACCTGAACAAATACAACTAGAGAAATTACAAGCTGAATTCGAAGCTGAGAAGGCTTTACGTGTGACAAGTGACAACAAAGCATTTGTTGCTGAACAAATTGCTGGGCTAGAACTAGATGGAGAGTTAAAAGATTCTATTTCTCAATTTATGTTAAATAATCTTGTTAGTTCTGATACAGAATTCACTAAAAAAGCTGTGGAAGGTTTTACTAACGTTTTGGAATCTATTAAAGAGAAACATTCCGAAGAAATTAAAAGTCTAGAAATGCAGACAGCGTTTGGTACGAAAAAACAGCAACAAACAACTAATAATAAACAAGAAAATATTGATGATCCAATGGGTAAGTTAGGCGAAATGCTACAACAATTTAATTAGGAGAGTGACAATTATGAAAAAAACATCTTTAAATAATTTAGAGTATTTGGATATTTCACCAGCGATTAATGCTATGCAAGTACCAAATACACCTTTTTTAAGCTATTTACTTGGTGCTGGAAAGACAGAGCAAGCAAACTCTACAGAAATTAAATGGCGTGAATATGATATCAATAACGATGATTCTTCTGAAAAGCTTGAGGGCGGAGATTATCCAGATGCTGAATCAGGTAGAACTTGGTTTAACAACTATACTGAAATTTTTAGAAAATCTACTTCTGTATCTGGTACATTAGATGCTATTAATGTGAATGGTGTCGGAAACGAATTAACTAATCAAGTAGCACTACGTGGTATGGAAATGAAAATTGATTTGAACCGAAAATTGATTACTGGTGTAAAAGCTGATGAAAATGGTTCTAAGGGTCGTCGAATGAATGGAATTTTGAACTTGATCAATTCAGCAAATAAGGCAGAAACAGCTACTGCGGGTGCAGTAACAAGAAAAGATATCGATGGTTTATTTAAATTGATGTATGAAAAAGGTTATATGGGAGAAAAATTATGCTTGATTTCTCCAGATATGCAGGAGTTAATGACTGATGAGTTAGATGGAAAATCAACAAAAATTGTTCAGTTCGGTGAAAGAGTAACTTTTGGATTGCAAATTGGAAATATCGTGTCTAATTACGGTACAGGTATTGCTTTACTAGAACCATCATTGCCAAAAGGAACAATTGCCGCAATCGATACTAATTATGTGAAACTACGTCCATTACGTGAATGGAGAGCAGAAGAACTTGCAAAAACAACTGATTCAAGACGTATCGGTCTTGTAGGTGAATACTCTCTTGAATACAACGCTTCAAACTCTGGGGCAATTTTAAATTTAAAGTCTGAATAAAAGGGAGTGCGAACTCCCTTTTTTGATAGGAGGAATTACAGTGGTAAAAAAAGATGAAACTAAAAAAGATGAAGTCGTGAAATATAGAGTAGGTAAAACTAAAAATTTTGTTGGGTTTGTTCATCCTAAAACTCGTAGATTTATCACAGCAGATTCAAATAACGAATTTATCATTTCTATAGATGATAAAGAAGCAATTGCAATTTTGGAAGATGCAATTGATGTTAATGAAATTTAGGAAGTGATCTGATGGATGAATCGCTAAAAACGGAAATCATTGAGTCTATAAAAGAAGATTTTCCAGATTTGAGTGAAGAACGCATAACTAATTTATTAGAAATAATTTTGCTAGAAATTGAATCATACAATAGTTGTAAAAATGATGTTTCATGGGAAAAGTTAAAAAGCGTGATTAGTGAAGTATTGTATCAAACAATAAAAAATGAATCAGAAAAAAAAGTATCTTCAGTTAGACGTGGCGATACGACGATTAGTTATGCGTCAACAGCGAATGCTGTTAGTGAGTTACTTCTAGGATATGGCGATTTGATACGAAGGGTTATTGGTTGTGGAGGATTGGAGTTTTTTTAATGAATGAAGCAGATATTTTAGAAACTACTTACGAAGATAGTTGTATTATCGAAAGACTAATGGACATTGAAGATTCTAATACAAATATTACTATTCAAGATTATAAAAAAGTATATGATAATCCTATCCCTTGTGCTCTTTCACAAGGTCAAATCGATGGACTAGCAGTCATAGAAGATGGAGAAATGGTAAATGTTTCGACTGACACATATAAATTATTTATTCATCCTAAGATTAAACTCAAAAAAGGAGATCGAATAACAATAACTCAAAAGGCCAGTGGCTTAATTTTTTCTCTATTTGCTACTAAGCCTTTTTACTATCCTAGTCATTGTGAAGTAAATTTGATAGGAAGTGAAAAAAATGGGTGATCTCAAATATGAATCTAATGCAGAAAAGATCATTGAAAATTTTAAAAATATGACTGTAATTGCTCAAAAAGAAGGAATATCTTTTGTAAATGATTCGATGAATAAAGTTGTTAGCCTAGCTAAACCTTTAACTCCTGTAAAATCAGGTGATTTAAGACGTGGTTATCGAGTAGTAAAAGCTAGGAAGCTTTCAACTGGTCGTATTGTTGGAGCAGCTATAAATAATGAACATTACTTTAAGTATGTGGAAGAAGGACACAGGACTAAAAATGGTGGATTTGTAAAAGGACGGTTTATGTTGACCCGTGCAACGAATCTTGCAAATATGTCTTATATTCCTCGAAGATTTAAACAAATGGCAATAAAAATCGTTAAGAAAGGAAAGTAACATGAAAGATAAAATCATTGCTGGAATCAGTAGTAAATTAAAAGAAATATATCCAGATGGGACAATATATCTTGATTCAGTTATGCAGTCAACTAAAGATTTTTACTTTGTATTATCCGTAATGGAATCTGGGACTGAAAATGTAGGGATTGATGTTCAAAATGTTTCTTTCTTAATTGATATTGCATTGATTGATAATAAATCTGATAAAAAATTAGTGAATGAATTAGTCTCATGCTGTGGGGCTTTTTTTAATACGATTACAATTGATAGTCAAACACTATTTCCAGAAAACTATTTACCTGATGAAACAGATGGTGTTCAACACATTCGCTTTACATTAGGATTTCCACAATATATTGAATGGAGTGAAAAATAAATGGGAGAAAAAAGAAGTAAAACTGGAATTATTTCTGTTGAAAAACCTACTTGGTTTCCTTTGAAAGATGAGACAGGAGAACTTCCAGTATATGATACTGCAATGACGATGGGAACAGCAGTTAGTATCAAACCTACAGCTAATTACGAAACAACACAAGACTATGGTGATTCAGTTGTTCAAGATCAATTCACTGCGTTTGGTGGTGCAGAAGTTGAATTAGAAGCAAATGGGTATAGTCATAAAGTTTTAACAGCAATCACTGGAGGAAAACTTGTCAAAGGTGGTGCGTTGCGCTCTGGAGAAGATATTGCCCAAGATGGGGCTTTTGCATATCGGCGTAAAAAGTCGAATGGAAAATATCGTTATACAGTCTTTTATAAAGGGCAGTTTGCTTTAGATTCAGATGAAACTTCAACTATTGAAGGAAGTAAAGTAAGTTTTACTCATCCAACTTGGAAGGGTTCATTTGTAGATGTACCAGGACTTGGATATATGTACTCAGTTGATGAAGATGATGAAGGCGTTGATCAAACAATGATCGAAAACTGGTTTACAAAAGTAGCAATTCCAATTGAAGAAGCAGAACAAGAAGAACTTACAGGAGGTAAAAAATAATGTCTAAATATCAAACTACAATTAAATTAATGAAAAAAAATGAAGATGGGAAATATAAACAAGTGCAATTCAAATCTGCTGAATTTCTACCAGGTCCAGTTGTAGAAGAAGCGGCAGAAGTGATGGAAGTAATGCAAAATGCTGTAGACAAAAAATCAGTGTCAGAAGCTTTAAGTCGAGCTTATTCATTTATTGCAGATACTTTGTTTGAAGGACAATTTACTGGTGAAGATTATCGTCAAGGGATTGATGCTCGAGAAATTGCTCCATTGACAGGAAAGTTATTAAAATCTGTTACCGCAGGATTTGATGAAACTTATACGGAGACGAAAAAAAAGTAAGCGAAGCTCTCAAATATCCTTCTTTTAAACATTCGATTACTTATCGAGAATTAGATTTAAAGACGCAATTACTCGAAGCAGGTTGGACGTTACCAGAAATTGAACGTACTGACTTTGATGAGTTAATGCGTCTTTTTGCTTTTCGAGATGCAGTAAAAGAGCATGAAGATGTTGAGTACTACGATAACTTCACCCAATTTTAGGAGGTGATACTTTGAATAACGATGACCTAATTCTGAAGATGATATTAGATGAATCAGGTTTTACTGCTGGTATGAATAATGCTATCAAAAAGCTAGGTTCTTTTGATGGAACTATCGAAAGAACGAGTAGAAAAAGTGGCAGTTCATTAGGTAGTATTTGGAAAATATTTGCTGGTAGCTTTCTAGCCAGTGGAGTGACTAGAATTGTTGGAGCTGGTTTTGATCTAATTAAAGGTTCCGTAAGTGGAGCAATTGATCGAGTAGATACGATGAATAATGCTCTACGAAATTTCCAAAATATGGGATTCAGCAACTCAGAAATTATGAAGAATATCGGAAAGAATGGGCTTTTATCTCAAGGTATTCAAGGACTTCCTACCGCTTTGAATGATGCGATAAGTCATGTACAACTTCTTGCTTCTTCTACTGGGAATTTGACTCGTTCGACTCAAATATTTAAAGCATTGAATGATGGGATTCTTGGGCTTGGTGGTTCAACTGATCAAGTAAATGAAGCTGTTATTCAGCTATCTCAAAGTTTCTCAAACGGAAAAGTAGACGCACAAACTTGGAATTCAATGATTAATGCTCAACTTGGTCCTACTCTATCTGCTATCGCTAAAAAGATGGGAATTACAATGGGAGAGCTTAAAGAAGGGTTATCTCAAGGTAAGATCTCTGTTGAAGAGTTCCAAAATCAATTAATAGAAATGGATACTAAAGGTGGCGGAGGACTTAAATCATTAAATCAAATTGCAAAAGATTCAACTAAAGGGATTAAAACCTCTATCCAGAATGCCAAAACAGCTGTTACTCGTGGTGTTGGCGAAGTAATAGAAGGATTAAATAAAGCCCTAGTGGATGCTGATTTAGGTGGATTTAAGGGGATTATTGATAAAGTTGGCAGTTCCATGGAATCTTTTTTGAAAGTAATTGCTGCAAATATTCCTACAGCAGTATCATTTTTAGGTGATTTATTTAATGCAGTTCAAAAATTTGGCTCTGCATTGAAATTCATGATGCCATTTCTGGTTCCTGCAACTACTGCTTTTGGCGCATTAATGTTTCAACTTAAAGGAATACCAGCAATTATAAAAAGCTTCAATAATTTTAAAAATGCCATAATCGGTGTTGGAAATTCACTAAAGATTATGGGGGCTATAGCTGCCGCAAATCCGTTTGTTTTGATTGTTGGAGCCGTTGTTGGGGCGATTGCTGTATTTGGCTATTTTATGGCAACCAACGAAGAGTTTAGAAACAAAGTTATATCCGTTTGGAATGATGTAAAAGATTCCGTACTTGGGGTATTAAAGAATATAAAAGATTGGGGAATTGATACTTGGAATTCTGCTAAAGAAATGGCATCAAATGCCGTTGAGAGTGTCAAGAATACTTGGTCTGGAATAAAGGAATGGTTTTCAAATACTTGGCAAGACATTAAAAATGGAGCAACAGGTTTATTTGATAAAACAGTAGAAACATCTATTAATGCAGTTGATAGTGTAAAAAACGCATGGTCAAATACAAAGCAATGGTTTTCTGATATTTGGCAGAGTATAAAAGAATTGGCAACTGAAAAATGGAATGAAATTAAAGGTTCTATTATGGAAGTTGCTGGTCCATTGATTATAGGTTTAAAGAACGCATTCTTACATGTCACTTTTTATTTAGAGACCTTATGGAATAATTTAGTTGAGATTGGTAAAAATGTTTTTGAGATTTTAAAAAATGTTATACTTGCGCCAGTTTTGTTTATTACCTCCATGATTTCTGGTGGATGGGAAGAAACAAAAAACAACATGATTGGTGTATGGAATAATATTAAAGAAAGTGCTCTAAATATTTGGGAGTCTATAAAAAATATTTTTGTTAGTTACGTTACAAATATTTATTTTGCTGTGCTTAATATTTGGACAGGTTTCAAACTTACTTTGATAAATATTTGGAATGAAGTAGTAAGTCAAGCTAAATCAATTTGGATTAATGTAAAATACTTTTTTATTAATCTTTGGATTGACATTAAGTATTTTGCTATTCAAAAATGGATTGAATTAAAATTCGGGATTATTCAAACTTGGATTGATTTAAAATATAATGCTATTACTACTTGGAACAATATTAAACAGTTCTTCAAAGATACTTGGCAGAACATTAAAGATATAGCATACAATACATGGATTTCTATAAAGAATTCCATGATCAATACTTGGAATAACATCAAGGAATCTTTCTGGAATATTGTTACTGGAATTGTTAACTCCGCTGAAAATGCATGGACTAATCTAAAAAATGGTGTTTCAAAAGCAATTAATCGGGTGAAAGAAATCTTTGATTCATTAAGGGAAATCAATTTATTCGAAATCGGTAAGAATATCATTGATGGACTTATCAATGGTGTAGTAGAAAAATGGAATGCATTGAAAAAGACTATTAAAGGAATAGCTGGAAGTATCAAAGATTCTATTAAGGGTGCATTAGGTATTCATTCTCCATCTAGATGGATGAGGGATATGGTAGGTAAAAATATTGTTCAAGGTATTATCGTTGGTATTGATAAAGAAAAAAGTAAATTGGATCAGACAATGACTGATTTAGTGAAAACTCCGTCGGTTCAACCAGTTGTTACAGGGTCTAATAGTCAACCAGTGGTACAAGCTAAACAAAATACATCTTCAAATGCAGTGAATGAAATTCACTTGCATTTAAATGTTTATGGAGATCTACCTGATTCGATGATTAAACAAATCGCCAAGAAGATGAAAACAGAATTGACGAGACAAATGAAACGAGATGCTGATGCAGTAGGAGGGACATTATATGCAACTTAAAAGAGGACAATTTTTTATCAATCAACATTATTCTTCTGAGTTTAACGTATATATTCAAAATAGGCCTGCCTCTGTTTCAGCTAGTCGTGTAATTGAATTGAGAGAACGTGAAGGCAATGACTCAATTATTATCGATAAAGCCTATTACAAAAACGTTACTAGAAAAATTGAATGTTATTACAAAGCACCATCGATTGATTTAGTGCAGGAATGGGAAGATCGAATTACTGAATGGTTAGATATGAACTCTTACAGTGATTTTATTCTTTATTACGATCAACAATATATCTATCAAGCTATAGTAACCGAAGCGCCAGAATTTAAAGGAACAAGAAAAACAGGGAACATAGTTCCATTTGAATTTACAGTTAGTCTTCGACCATTCAAAGAAAATTATAGTGGTCGTTTTGCTATTCAACAGATAAAAGCTTTCGAGTTATTTAATCCAGAGAAGTATGCTTCAAAACCGCTTATTAAATTGAGTGGTTCTGGAGATGCTTCTTTTTATATTAATAATGATAAATATGATTTGAAACTATTAGATAGAGAATTATATATAGATTCTAAACTAGAAGAGTCTTATCGAAAGCTAGATGGCAATTTAGAACATCAAGATCATGTCACTTTATTTTTAGATTTTCCATTTCTATATCCTGGAAAAAATGAAATCAAATGGACGAATAACATACATTCGTTTGAGATAATACCAAGGTGGTGGAGAAAAGTATGATACCAAGAATATATAGTCCTACCGAGACAGATTTTTCTACGAATGGTTTAGGGATTTTGAAGGACACTACAAAATGTGAAATATATGAAGTAGCAAATGGAAAATATGAATTAGAGTTGGAGTATCCATTAGGCACTCGATTTGATGAATATTTTGAAAATGACTATCAAATAAAAGCAAAACCAAATGACCAAGAAGAGTATCATATCTTTTTTATTGATGATAAAGATATCGATACTTTTTTAGATACTGTAACTATTTATGCCCAGAGTCGTACAAATCGGCTTGGAAGACGAGCAGTTACTTTTGTTGAAGTCGACTCTAAAACTGGTCGAGAAGCAATGGCAATTATTGAAAACAATATGGATAAAAAATCAGATATACGCTTATATTCTGATATTACAACTGTATCAAGTACAACTTTTGAAGCAAGAAATGTTTTAAATTGTATTGCTGGCGAACAAGGATCTTTACTTCAGTATTGGGGCGGAGAAATTAAACGTGAGCCATTTAAGCTATCATTATTAAAACGAAGAGGCCGTGACAATATTGGCACAATCCGATATGGAAAAGATTTATCTGGATTAAAAGTTAAGTTAGATTGGACAGGCGTGAAAACAAGAATTATTCCTTATGCTGATCCTCAAAGTGATACAGGTACAACTAGTAGAATTTATGGCTCGCCAGTAGATAGCGAATATATCAATAATTATCCTGATGTATATACAGAACACGTTCAATTCACAGAAGAACAGGGAGTTAAAGACGTTAATAGCTTAAATAAAATAGCTAAGAATTATTTCAAAACAATTAATCCAGGCTGTGATAAACCGAAGATTTCTATTACCGTTGAGTTCGGTAAATTAACGGACACCGAAGAAGGAAAAGAATTCGCTAAGATAAGAAATTATGGGTTATTTGATACGTTTAAAATATATCATCGAAAATATAAACTATATTTTGAATCGAAAGTTAGCGGTGTTCAATATGATTCATTATCTGAAAAAGTTTTGAAATTGGAAGCTGGGGATACTCAAGTTGCTTTTTATCAACAACAAGCTGTAACTATTCAAGATAAATTAAAAGATTATGCTACGAATAATTATATGAGTAGTTTTAATGATTATGTGTCCTCTATGATTACAGGTCAAGGCAGTGCAGGAGGATATGTAGTTTTATGGCCAAAAGAAAAACCTTCCAACATCTTTATTATGGATAATCCAGATTTAGAAAAGGCAAGAGAAGTACTAAGAATGAATAAAAATGGGATTGCTTTTTCTAAGAAAGGATGGCGGGGGCCTTTTAATTCAGCTTGGACATTAGATAGTATATTTAATGCCAATTTTATACAAACTGGATTAATCAAAGCAGATATCTTTCAAAATTCTTTTAACAAGACTGGAGATGTATTGAAATTAGTTAATGGACTACTCCAAATTTGGAACAACAAAAAGAAAATAATGGAGTTAACTAAAAAAGGAATGGAATTTTGGAATTCTAAGGGTTCAATTGGAACGATTGGAACAACTGATTCTGCTGGTAATCCTTTTCCTGGAGCTTCTACTCCGACACCTATTGAAGATAATTCTTTAGTTATTCGTACAAATGGAGATGGCAAATATATTTTGATTTCTCCTAAAGTCGGTAAAGGATTAGTTTTATTAGGAAATGGTAAAGCAATATATTTTGGAGACTTAGATGTACAAGGCAAACTCACAGTCAACGGAAAAGAAATCACAGGGAACAATAGTGGAGGAAGTGATCCCGGAACTATTCCTCCTCAATTGACGACGGAAGCTGAAAAAAGAGCATGGAAAATTTGGACAATGCTGAAAGCTCGTGGCTATTCTGAATATGCAGCTGCAGGTATTCTAGGAAATATTCAGGGGGAGGTTGGAGCAAGTATGAACCCTGATACAGAACAACTTGGTGGTCCAGCTTATGGGATTGTGCAATGGGATGGTTCTGTTTATCCGTTAGTCGGATCACCAACTTGGAACGGACGAGAGTATGTTCAGCGTTTGATGAACACCGCAGGGATTCAAGAAGATTATCGAAGTATTGAAGCCCAAGTAAAATTATTAGATTGGTGTATGTTCAACGGTCAATGGCTCGGAAAAGTAAATCCAACCACAGTATCAGGATTTAAATCGATCAATGATGCCAAAAGTGCAGCATATGTTTTTGAAATGAACTTCGAACGCCCAGCTTCTGCACATCCAGAACGCCAAAATTATGCCCAATCTTGGTATAACAAATTACATGGATTAACTAGTCCAGAACCTGGAGGAAATTTCATTTGTCCAATTCAAAAACCAGTAACAGTTACTTCAGAATGTGGATGGAGAACAAGTCCAATAAATGGCGGTCAAGAATTTCATAATGGAATTGATCTTGTAAATGGAAATCCTAATACACCTATTTTTGCAGCATTAGATGGGGAAGTTGTTCAGGCTGGTGCTAATTATTATGACTGGTATGGTAATTACGTGGTTATTAAACATAATAATGGGAAGTGGACAGGTTATGCTCATTTGTCTCGTATTGATGTTTCTGTTGGACAAAAAGTCCAGAAAGGCGCTCAAATTGGCTTGATGGGAACAACTGGTCCATCTACAGGAGAACATCTACATTTTCAAATTATGAAAAATTATTGGCCACAGCCAGTTGTTGATTTTGAGAATCCAAGAAATTACATTAATTTTTGAGAAAGAGGTATGACTTGTGGAACTAGATAAATTTCGAGATGTTGATTTAGTGATTGATCATGTAAATGATATTTTTTTTCAGAATCAATTTGTTAGTCAAAACGACAATAATGGTCGAAGTTTGACCGTTCAAGTGACAAATAATGGAGTGATAGGAGAAGTACCTGGATTAGTATTAAATTTACGTTGGCATAATAGAAGTAGTAGCTTAACAGACCTATCACCGTTTGAATTAATTGATAAGGAACATAGTATCTTTCAAATTTACTACCCGAAAAACATGTTGAATCCAGGTAGAGTGGTGGCTAATATTCAAGTGATTCAAGATGGACGTGTGTCTCATTTAAAACCATTTGATATTACTGTTCAGCAATTAATGGGTGAAGCAAAAGGGATTATCTCAAAATCTGAATATGGAGCATTAGTGGAAGTTCTTGCTGATGCCAATAAATTCCGTACAGACATTGATACTTTGGATAAAAATAAAGTCGATCAAGTAAAACTAGAAGAATCAAAAAAAGAAATTGCTCAAAATATTTCTGAATTAGATAACAATTTATCTATTATGAATAATCAGAAAGTAGATAAAGGCGGTGCATCACAAGTAACGTGGGGGATGCTTGCACAAGATGCACGGCAGCAGATTTCAGGTAATAAGGTAGCTGTTGTTGGTGTAAATGGGGTAACTACGGAGAATTATACAGATTCTTCAGTTACTGCGTTGAAACTTGAGCGTCCTTTACAGGAAAGTTTAATCGAATTTTCAAAACAAGAGTTGAATGTTTCGCTAGGTAATTTTTCCACATATGACAAAACCTATCACGTGGTAGATAATTATTACTCTATCAAAAGTCAGGTTGCACCGAACGAGCTATACAGTTGTGATACTGTGGTTAAAGGCGAATATAGTGCGATTGTTCATTTCTTTTCGGATAGTAATTGTAGTAAGTATTTAAGTTCACTAGGAATTGGTAACGAAGGAGTTTTTACTGATTTTCGATTCTCTACACCTGCAAAAGCACAGAGTATAATCATATCATCTTATAAGGAAAAACCTGTGTTGAAAGTTGGTATGGTATTGAGTATTCAAAGTGTCGCGGAACAACTGAAATACACGAAAAAACTAGAAACAGAAATTTTGGAGGGCTTTTATTCGAGTTTAGATAATAGTTTTTATCCAAACGCCAAATATAAAACTGCTAAATATATATCCCCTAAAGCAGGAGAAACATTGTTGTTTACTTGTAATTCCAACACAAAAACAGTAGGGGCATGTATTTGTTGGAAAAATGAGAATGAACGGATTTCGATTATATCAGGAGAGGTGAGAGAATATGTGCAACAGGAAATTGTTGTACCGGAAGGAACTTCGTTTATCACAGTAACTAGTATAGAAAATATGAATCCATTAATTGAAATAAAAGAAACAGTTGATGTTCAAGAGTTGAGTGATAATGTGAAATACTTAAAAGAAAAACAAGAAGCGTTGAAATTGCCACAAGATACACTAAACGTAAGAGTAATGGATGATACTCTGGAGATATTATCGAAATACGCTACGAATAAAGATTTAAAGCGTACCTTGAAACGCATGTCTGCCAACAATACGGTACAGTTAGGAAATTTCTATTTGATTAAAAATACCGATGAGACAGTAGGGAATGATTTTGGAGACGATTCAGATGTGTTGTATTCCCAATATACGGATATGCTTGGTCCTTGGGGAGGACTTCGTGCGGTAAATAATATTGATGGTGACCAACCGGGAGCAGGAGGATACACTGGTGGCTGGCATGCATACGATAATGCGAATAGCGGTACGCCGACAGCACGGACAGCCTCTATCGAGTTTTATCTTGATGACATCAAAGTGACAGGTAATCAACAACGCTATTGTAAAAAAGCAAAAGTAGTCGTCATAAATTACATCCAAGGACTTAATACTAAAAAATCTGATGGATCAGGTCGAGAAATCCTTAAGGAAACGGTGTACTACGAGTTTACGCAGGATTGCATTAATGTGACCGTCGAGGCAGAGGCGTTAGAAGACATCACAATCGAAGAATACTATTTCTTACAATTCCAGCGAACAGTTTTGTTTCGAGAACCTTTTTTAGTTGTTGGTGATCCTATAAATAGTAAACGTATTTCTGAATACGATATTAATATATATGGCAGTAATACGCCGGAATCACAAGTCACGCAGATGATTTTTAATGGTAATGATGATGTAGCAGAACTAAATTATGATCCTACTTATGGAATAGGAAAACTTTATTACAATATCGGAAGTCCTTCTTGGCATTATCGTTCTTACGGGAAAGCTTACTTTGATTTAATCAGTCGAAAAAAAGTGCCACTACGATTAGAAAAAGGAGAAATCCTTCATTGTAGAGGAGGTTACAAATTTTATAGAAAGGTAGAGAACTGACAATGAAAGGAATTGATCATTTTTTTTACAAGCTAGTCGCAATAGACGGGCTTATTTTTTTCGGCAAAAAATTTGCAGGAGAGAAACTAAAGAGGATGACTAAAGATTACACAAACAAATGTAAGAAGGTTTTTATTGTATGTTAGATAAAGTATTAGAGGTTAATGGAATATTAGTAACGTTGGGTGCTGGCAGTATCTTTTCCTTAATTTGTAAATTATTCAAACAATTAAAAGTTCAACGACAAAAAACGGAAGAACGATTTCAAAAAATTGAATCAGCCAATCTGGCTTTGTTGCACGACAAAATTTATCAACAATGTAGTTATTTTTTAGAGAAAGGCTGGGTTTCAATTGATGATTTAGAAAATCTCGAATATATCTGGAAAGGATACAAAGAATTAGGAGGAAATGGCACCGGTGAGGCTTTGTATAACAAAGTGATGGCTTTACCACATAAATTAGTAATGGAGGAAAAAGAATGAATGAAATATTAACAGCAACTTCGATTATCAGCGTCATTGTATTAGGGGTCACACAATTAGTAAAGCAAACGGCAATCAATAATAAATGGTTGCCGTTTTTGAATGTCATTTTTGGGGTAGTTATAGGAATTGTCTATGCCTTAACCATTGTCCATGGAGAAGTAGCAATCTATGCTTGGGCAGGAATGCTTGCAGGCATGTCTGCGGGGGGTTTTTATGATTTACCAGCCAGTGGAAAATCAATATATCAATCAGATAAAGCAACTGAAGGAGACGATGAAAAATGACTTTACAAGTAGTAGATTTATCAAATAATAATGGATTAAAAAATCTTGCAGATTATCCTGCAGATGCCTACCTTTTTAAAGCAACAGAAGGATGCAATTTTATCGATCGCTATTGTGATCCTTTTGTTCAACAAGCAATCAAAGCGGGCAACCCTTTTGGTGTGTATCATTTTATTGATGATTCAAACTGGCAAGCACAAACAGATTTCTTTATTCAAAATGTTCAAGGGTATATTGGAAAAGGAATTCTCGTTTTAGACTATGAAATGTATGGACGTCAAGGGACAGGAGTTTTAAAACAAATGCTTGATCGCATCCAACAAAAAACTGGGATAAAAGCCTTAGTTTATACGTCAGCTTCGGTTCTATTTGAGGAAGATTTCTCAGCAATCGTTCAAGCTGATTATGGACTCTGGGTAGCAGCTTATCAATCAAACTTCCCTAAAATCAAACATTGGCCTAATGCAGTTATGTGGCAATACACGTCTACGCCATACGACAAGAATTATTTCTATGGCGATATTAATACTTGGAATGCTTACGCTACTGCTGGGAAAGGCGAAAGCAATGAATCAGCTAATAGCAGCTCTCAAATTTCAACGCCAAACAAGCACGACAATATTATTGCTAAATCGCCAACTAAAAAAATTGGCAATTACATCGCTAAACTTGAAGTGTTCAACGAATTTAATCTAGGCGTTTTTCGCGGAGCAGGTTGGCTGGTGCCGCAAAATGGAGCAAAGTTTTTGAAATATGGATATGTTTTCTTCATGGATGCCAACAATCCGAAAGTTGAATTAGGGAGATGTAAGTCGAAAGGAATTGTTCGAGATGATGTGAATAGTGAATACAGACTTCCAAGAGGAACGGCGTTCGGTCTTGACGGCACAATGGACATCAAGAAATTCGCAGGTAAGAAGTGCTTTATTAAACTGCGCAGAACAAATGATCCAAAAGGCGATGTGATCGATGGACAAATTGTTGATATTGATTTTACTGAATACGTCTTGACGATTCCAAAACGATAGAAAAAAGTTTCTCATATTGAAATTCGACATCTAATGCCGGAAAAGAATTACAACGATGATTGTATGAGAATAAATTATAAAAAATAGCCCCTCTATTAAGGGGGGCATCTATTAATATAATAGACAGAACTGAGTTAATTGGATGGTCTATTATATAAATCAATTTCAACATAATCATTTTTTGTTATATTTTCTTATCATTTCAATATATTGAGCCTCAGGTTTTGATAATTCTTTGGTTGGCTGGGTAATGTCATCATCAATTTCAATACTGGTAGCTTCGTATTTTGATCGTTCCCAATCAAATTTTAAAAGATATGAGAGAAAGGTGATTAGTTTATCTATATCGTTCAAATCGTCATTATCAATTATTTTTTTTATGTGACCATCCTTTATATAATAACTATCTGAATCTTCTTCTTCAGTTTCGCCGTAGGGATTTATAAGAGGTTGTAATCGAATTAAACATCTCCTATAAGCATAACGTTCTTGATCATCAGAAGAAAAAGTATCCATCTTTATTCTTAACAATTCTTGCAAAGTTTCTCTAATCATAATTCGCCAATTCGCTCGTTCAGAGGTGACGTATTCAAGTTGGAAATTTTTTCTATCAGTTAAACTAATTGTTTTAAGTTCTTTAACTGTTGTTAAAATTTCTTTTAATAAATTGAAAATAGAAGATAAGTTAATTGCCATTCGGGTTCTCCTTTTTAAATAGAATAATATATAATTTATTTTATCTTTTTTGAGTTCTGTATATAAAATTAACCATTGTACATAGGTAATGCCACATTACTGATTACTAAAATGATTATACGTTTATTTTAGAATATAAACTTTTGGTACATCTTAAAAAGATACGTTCTTATTATAGAAAGAGTTCTTCTGGTATAAAGAAGGATTAGTTGAATAATTTGTCTAGAAAATATGGAACCATTTTTCTTCTAGATTTAATTTTAGTTTGATTAACATTTCCGTATCTACCATTGTATATTAAGGGAACATCTGCTTCTCCAAATTCAGTTGAAATATGGAGCTGAAAATTAGGAATTGATTCACTTTCTTTATAATAGATTTTCAGTGCTTGCCCAGGATTGATTTTTTTTGTTACATTGGTATAGTCATAGATAAGCTGTCCTGATTTATCTGTATCCTTATATTCCATGACTCTTATATTTATAGGAACACTAGCTGGTGAAACAATAACAATTTTATCTGGATTCTCCCCTACAGTTATTTCATCAATTATATTTTTAGGGAATGAATATTGTTGAGTATCAATGGGATAGTACTCTAGAGACACATCTTCATAGTATGTTTTATTTTTTAAAAATCCGAATATTACAAAAACGATAGCTACAATAGTTAAGATCAATTCTAAGACATCTTTGGGTGTGTATTCTTTACCTAAATACCAATCTAAAAAAATATTCACTTTTTTTATTAATTCATGTTTTTCCGCTGACATTTTTTTCACCTTTCATTTTACAAATTTTATTTTATCATAATAAAATAAATTCTTAATTAGTCTAATAAAATATATTAATAATGTATGCAACAAATGATCCAGAAGAGAATGCTAAAAGTGTGCGCAAGGTTTTCATGACAAACGTTGGTATTTAAATATTCCACAACGATAAAAAATTCCCCCCTCTTTGAGGGGCGGTACATAAAAATTTATTATTTAGATTCTATAAACATGTGCAACTTATCTAACAAGAAAGTATATATTCTACAGAAGTAAACAAATAGCTTATATTTTAGGATGTACACAAATTGACAAGTATAATAAAACTTTGATAAAATACAAATGTTTTTTTATTTTTATGTGTGATTAGTTAGAACTTACTTAAATCCTATTATAATATTTTTGTTAATGATTTTAATAAAATGATTGGAGAGAAAATGATGGATCAAAAAGCGTTTATCGAATCTATTGATTCTACAATCGATAGATTAAAAAAAGAAATTCGATTTTATAATAGAATAATTGGTATCGGAAATATTATAAAAATAGTCTTATCAGCTAGTATCCCAATATTAATTGATCAGGCTTCCGAACACAGGTCTTTACTATTGATTGTTTCAATTGCTTCAGCAATAATTACAATTATACAAAGTGGGATGTCTGCATTTAATTATCAAGATAAAGTACAGACTTCGACAGAGTTATTAATGAAAATTGAAAAAGAAAAGTTGTTATATATAACGAAAACATCCCCATATAATAAAACAGATGAAGAAAATTTCCATTTAATCGTTACAACCCTTCAAACTGAATTAATTGATATTATCTCTGATTTTAATCAAGTTAATAACTAAAAATTTATTTAATTAGAAAAGTAGTGCAGATAATACTAATTGTACAATTAAGAAAAGAGATAAGACTTTACATTCCTAAAAAAATGTAAAGTCTTATCTCTTTTCTTAATGCTATAAATTCATAATAACATTATGGACAATAAATTTAAAATTTATTCAGACTGTAGACAAACTCCTAAATTTAGAGTGTTGTTTGCAGTCTGACGACTCAAAAATGAGTCGTATAAATCAATTATAGTAATAAGTCATTGATTTCTTTAAATTCTTTATCAAGTTCTTTTTCATCATATTTTTCATATTTATCAGCTTCATGAAGAACTTTTTTAATTTCATGAATAGCCTTTCGTTCAACTAACCATTTTTTTAGGTTATGTTTTTTTTCTGGATTTTCAGATAACGTATCAAGTTCGTCTAACTCTTTATCCAGTTTATTGACAACAGAAACAATTTTGTTTACAACTTTTTCTTCTTTGTTTTCTAAATTTGACATTTATCTTCACGTCCTTTTTATTTGATAATTTAAGTATAGAACTTTGATATAGTTTATACAAATAGAAACGCTTCTTCGTGTATTCTGTGATTTTCTTTTGAAATGAGGAAAACTTTGGAGTAAAATGAACGTGGACAGAACAATATTTAGGAGGAATAAACTATGTGTACGTCTATTACTTATGTAACAAGTGATCATTATTTTGGAAGGAATTTTGATTATGAAATATCTTACAATGAAGTAGTCACTGTTACTCCAAGAAATTATAAGTTGAATTTTCGAAAGGTAAATGATTTGGATACTCATTATGCAATGATTGGTATTGCCGCTGGTATAGCTGACTATCCTCTTTATTACGATGCGACAAATGAAAAAGGATTGAGTATGGCTGGGCTAAATTTTTCTGGGTATGCTGATTATAAAGAAATACAAGAAGGGAAAGACAATGTATCTCCTTTTGAATTTATTCCTTGGATTTTAGGACAATGCTCAACAGTAGGAGAAGCTAAAAAATTGTTAAAAAATATCAATTTAGCAAATATAAATTATAGTGATGAACTTCCTTTATCCCCTTTACATTGGCTATTAGCTGATAAAGAAAAATCAATTGTCATTGAAAGTATGAAAGATGGACTTCATATATATGATAACCCTGTGGGCGTTCTTACCAATAATCCTTCATTTGACTATCAATTATTTAATTTAAACAATTATCGTGTCTTATCGAGTGAAACTCCTAAAAATAATTTTTCAAATCAAATAAGTTTGAATGCCTATAGCCGCGGTATGGGAGGGATAGGCTTGCCTGGAGATTTATCCTCAGTATCTCGTTTTGTTAAAGCGACTTTTACGAAGCTGAATTCTGTATCTGGAGATTCAGAGTCAGAAAGTATTAGTCAATTTTTCCATATCTTAGGTTCAGTAGAACAACAAAAAGGTTTGTGTGATGTTGGTGATGGAAAATATGAATATACAATTTATTCTTCTTGTTGCAATGTTGACAAAGGAATCTATTATTATCGAACATATGAAGACAGTCAAATTACTGCAATTGATATGAATAAAGAAGACTTAGATAGTCATAAGTTAATTAGTTATCCAATTATAGAAAAACAACAAATTAAATATATAAATTAGTTAATGTGTTGTGATTGATTATTTAATATAGATATAATACAAAAAGGCAAAGATATTTTCAAAACATTTTTTCTTGATGTGATATCCTTGTCTTTTTTGTAATGTTTTTAACTTATTGCTTTTGCAAAATTTATTTACCTGTTTTCTGGATCAACGATAGTGTATATTATGCTATCCTTGTTTGGATTTTAGGACGTTTAAAGAGGCACTTTTTTACATAACTTAACCCATAGACCTTTTAAGCATGCTGTGAGATAATAATAAAGAAGAGTTTAAAGCGCACCCCAAACCACTCCCCCATAAGTGTATTACGCTTTAAACTCTTTTATATTTGAAGCCATTAAAAAGCATACCACATAACTATAAAAAATAATGGGAAAAAGACTTATAATTGGAGTGGTAGTTAATTAGTGACTTATTTTTGGTTTTATAGCACTGATACTATAAAATATAGATATCATCATATTACACAATCTTAATACTAACTTAAAAATATCTCCTTTTATAAGTATGGTGATAAAATCCGTTCCGGGCTACCTTTTTAGGTAGCCTACTTTAATCTTTATACCTTTCTGGATCAACGAAAGTATACTTTATATAGTCATAACGCCGATGACCGCTCCGTGCGTCTGACACATTCGTCACGATATCAAATATACATCTTTCTTCATGCTCGTTTTCGCAGCAGGGATTTTAAAGTAGTTTTTATTGGAATAATAGAGATTAATTAATAAGCTATCTTCTATTGCTAATGGTCAGAGCAGACGGCTCATAACCGTCCGATCGTAAGTTCGAGTCCTACAGGGTACATAAGATTAATAATATTTATAGCTCAAAGCTCACCAAAGTTTATTTATGGGAGATTTGAGCTTATTTGTCTGCTTTTAATAACAATTAATTTTTAAATCAAAAATTATATAACTTATTATACAATTTATTAACAAAATTATTACAACATTATCAAAGCAGATTCATAAAATAAAGTTCTTGTATCATAAACGCTTTACTTGAACTTACGTTCCCTTTGTGTTAAAGTCATTCCATATTCCTCATACGATTATATCTGCTAAGAAGCTCTGAAAACTATTGTTTTTAGGGCTCTCTTTTGGTTTAATTGTAGATAAAGAAACAAATAAAAGGAGATTTTTTTATGTTTGAGGAATACTTTAAAGAAGAGATTAAAATAATGCCCAATTTTTTGAAAACAAAATACATACGTTCTGTAAGAGGGTTAATAAAAGATAAGAAATTTGAAGATGCTAAATCCTCAGTCGATGCCATATTGGGTAAAGGGAATGGTACAGAAATATCTTTACAAGAAATTATGGAGCAGAATAATGAATTATTACTTGAAGCCTATAAAAATATAGAAGCAAATAAGAGTTTTAAATACAGTGCTTTATTTGAGTTAGATGATGAAAGAAGTTCAAGCGAGATCATAAGATTAATAACTAGAAATAATAATATAGTAGATTCCACTATAAAATTGGGTACTCCATCTAAAGATTTCAAAGCAGTTAAATTAAATGATATAATAAAGTTTACATTTTTACTTGATGGACTAAGAATTGAAAACGGATTACCCGTTCCCACTAAAACCACATATTCAGTTGCAGTTAAAGTTTGGGATTTACAAAATGAATCTAGAAAATTTATTGAAATAGATGCTGACAATGTAGCCTCTTATTTTAGACTAGATAGAGATAATTTTTTTGAACAAATGATAAATACAGTTTCAGAATATCTTCAAACAGAATTTTCCTTAACATTGATTCCAGTAGATTTGTTGCAGACTTTGGAAGAAATAAAAGAAAAAGAAAAAAAGGGAGAATTAGATAATTTACCAAAGGCTTCAGCACAAAAAATGGTGTTAAGTTCAGGTTCACAAGCAATTTTAGATTCAAATGATGCTGAAACTATAATCTTACCTATTTTAGGAGAATTAAGAAATTTAATAGATGATAACGAAGAATTGTTTTCAAAATCATTAGATGTTAAAATTCTTTTAGAAGAGTTCATAAGAGATACAGAAACGATGTCCGATTTACCATGGATTACATTTACTTGGGATGATAAGATAAAAAGTAAGAAAATTCAAGTCAAATTTGTTTTATCAGAGTTTCCTTATACTCTTTTGAATTACTATAGTCATACTAAAGGAAGGAGCGGAATGAATGATGTCATTGAATCCTTGCTCAAGGAGTATTGCAGTAAAAACAATAACAGAGAAGAAAGGACTTGATGAAGCAAAGGTAATAGAATTTTTTAAAATTTTAGAGAAGAAAAGTACTTCTAGAGTTTATGTTTCTGTTATAAGACGTTTTTTTGATATACGTGAGAAAGATTCATTGGATATTGTTGAGATTCTTAGCAAATTAGACATTTTGAAGCCGGTTTATAAAATAAAAATATCAGACACGTTGCTTCCGTCAGAGTATGAGTATTTACGTGACATTCCAGAAAATATTTTTATAGAAGATTTATATGAAGATATAACTATAGATTTTTCTAAGCATGTATTTCTTTTCTTTAGGGTGATAAAAGATGAATGATAATTTAACGGCTCTTATACAAGCGGCGAAATTTAATCCAGATATTTTTAAATCAGAATATATTTTTACTAAAAATGAATCAGAATCAATTAATCAATTAATCAAAAAAATAAAAGATGATAACTTTAGTAATCCAAAAGAAAAGGGCGATGCATTAGAATCATTGATAGATCAGATATTTAAGACACATCAAATTTACAAAGTTAAAAGGAATTTAAAAACAACTACTAATGAAATAGATTTATTTTTAGAGTTAGATTTTTTTGGCAATCAGATTAATAATGTAATTGAAAAAGAATGTTTACCAGATGAAGTTTTAGTAGAATGTAAAAATTATGGTTCAAAATTGAATGTTAGTTGGATTGGAAAATTTGCGAGTTTAATGCGTGTATCAAAACTAACGCATGGTTTTTTTATGACTAAAGAGGGAATAACTGGGCAACATAATTGGGATGCTAGTAAAGGTCTGATTAGAAAATTAGCTTTGAAAGATGAAAGTATAATTTTAGATTTTTTATTAACAGATTTTAAAGATTTAGAAGGTAAAACTTTAGTTGATTTAATTAGATTAAAAAGGCAATCTCTGATTTTAGATGTAGAAATAGAAGACCTAATTGAAACTCATGATTTAGAATCATTAATATAGAAAAATCTCAACCAATCATTCTTGGTTGAGGTTTTTTCGTTCTTTTATTAATTGTTCTAACTCCTGTTTCAATATGCATATAAAAAAGTAAAAATAATAGAAAAACTAGTGATAGTTTTGGTGATAGTGATATTAAAAATCAGAAAAGATGGAAAAAGCAAGAGATAGATAAAATACTGATATTTCGGCGTTTTCTAACGGTATAAAAGAGAAAAAAAGTAATAAATGTACGCATGATACAAGAAAAACATGTTCGCACTCCTAGGCAAACCAGGCTTTGAAGACCTTGCCAAAGAATTGAACGAACGTCTTTAAGATAAGGAGTTTTAGGTAATTATTAAAAATAATTATCCAAAACAATTTGCCTTTAAAATGAAAAGTGATACTCATTGAGGTATTTATAAAAAAGGATGGCTAATTATAGCCATCCTTTTTTGGTTTGTTGGCAGAGAAATATTTTGTCCAGAAAATTTTCGTTGTTGATTATTGATATAGTCATTGGACTTATCGAAGTTCGTTCAATACTTTCATATGACACTTGATCCTATAGTTGAATAATAGAGATATCTTTATGACTTATATCTTCATGCTTCATGCCAACTTTTCGGTTAGGCACTGCTTACACGTAGCTACCATTATGGACAGTTAGGGGAGAGATGGGCATGTTTGTCAATTCTGTGGGCAATAGTATTCACAGTTTAAATTTTTTAAATCAATCAAGCTTACTTTGCTCGGTTGGTCAGAGATTGTGAGCATACATCAAATGTGATTTTTATGTCGTCTGTAATGATTAAATCTTTGTTCAGATCTTTTCAATAGCTTTTATCCGTGCACGAATACTATCATTGACAAATATATCATTATTTTGATAAAATAATAATTGTTATTTAATAGCCATTTGTTTTGATTTGTAATTAGCTGAAACATAGGTAAATCCAATTATAATAGTTTTATGACCAAATTTTAATAAAGTGAATGGAGAAATGATATGGATCAAAAAGCGTTTATTGAATCGATTGATTCTACAATTAATAAATTAAAAAAAGATATTCAATCGTATAATAGAATCATTGGCATAGGGAATATTATAAAAATCGTATTATCTGCTGCTATCCCTATTTTAATTCACGAGGCATCTGATCATAAGTCTTTGTTATTAGTCGTTTCGATTGCTTCCGCAATCATAACGATTATTCAAAGTGGAATGTCTGCGTTTAACTATCAAAACAAAGTACAAACCGCAACACAGGTTCTAATGAAAATAGAAAACGAGAAGCTACTTTATGTAACAAAAACATCCCCATATGATAAAACGGATGAAGAAAATTTTCATTTGATTGTTTCGACACTTCAAACGGAGTTGAATGATATCATTTCTGACTTTAATCAAGTAAGCAATTAACCATATCATCCGTTTAAAGATAGAAAGGTACCAAAGAGATAGGAACAACAAGCAATCCTAGAACAGCATTTATGTATAAATAAAAAATAAACCTAATTTTGCTGATTTAAAAAGGTATCCAAACCTACTCGCTGAGATAGATGGATACCTTTTTTCTTTTACAAAAAAGTTCTGATTTTTTAGACGGGAGTTATATACTTCAAAACCAATTTTTATTTTTTACCAATAAATTCTTTCTTGATTTTTTTAAAATCAATCAGTATTTTCGTGGGACCTAGCACATGATATTCTTTGACGACCAATTGGTTTCTTTGATTATAATAGCCACTGATTACTAATTTCATTCCTTCATCTACTTCAGCAAGAAAGTTTAAACCATGACCAGCGATTAAACAGTTCGTATCATTCAAGCTAAATCTTATCAAGGGACGAGCCCCAATTTGTAGTATTTTTATTTTTGTTACTGTGCCATATTTCTTAATCATTGTGGACTCTCCCTTATGAGCGATTTCGAGGATGCCAATCCGTAAATATTCTTTAATAGCATTATACGAACAAACGTTCTTTTTGTAAAGGAGAAACGCAAAAAAATTTATGGTATTTAAGCTAATATCCGACTATTAATATCAGGGGAATGGCTGTAAAAATTTTCTTTTTTTTTGTATGACCATGCTTAAGTAAAGTTAGGAGAGACCGGACACCGGAAATGTTCACAATAAAAATAAATTAGGGAGAAAAATCTTACATTGGGCTTTGAAAATGGATAAACAGTGTTCAAAGAGCTGACCTTCGGCGATAAGTCAAAAAATCTCAAAACATGGAGAGCTGTTTCGAGATTTTCATCCTTAATGCTCCTGCGATTACTCGTCGCAGTTTTTACTTGGTGAGCGCTCAGGTCAAAACGCTCTTTTCACAACCTCTGATTCACGGTGTTCAAGCATCAACTCCTTGAAATAAGCCGGAGAGTCCAAAATAGTAGAGACTATTTTCGGATTCTCCGGCTTAGTTATCAGAGCTAGACATTGCTGTCACAGTTCATTTTATTATTTTAGATTAACCTCGCTTACACAACGTATATCCACGTGCTTGGGCCTCTTGCAGCGAGATAGCTACGACAGAATTTGCGTTGTTAAGTCCCGAACAGTTCGGATTTAAATGATATTTTGTACCATGATCTGGAGCAATATAAACCGTTTGTTCGTTGTTTTGTTGCGGTGTTTGTGCTGCTGCAACTTGATTGGCTTGTTCTTGTGCGGCCGCAGCTTGCCGTTGTCGTTCTGCTTCAGCTGCTTCATTGGCTTTGATCGTTGAATCTACTGTAGCTAGTCGAGCAGACAAGTGTTGATTGCCGTTTGGAATAGCCTGGATTAAAGTAGCTGCTGCGTTATAGTTTTCTCTAGTTGGATGAGCTTCAGCTTGTGATAGTGCTGTTGTTGCTTCATTTTCAGCTTGTTTTTGACGTTCTTCTTGTGCTTTACGCTCAGCTTCAATTTTCTGTTTTTCTTCTTCTTGTTTTTTGCGCTCAGCCTCAAGTTTTTGTTTTTCTTCTTCTTGTTTCTTACGCTCAGCTTCAAGCTTCCGTTTTTCTTTTTCTTTATGTTCAGCCTTTTGTTTCAGCTGTTCTTCACTAGAAGTACTTGATGTTCTTTTTGTTTCGATCTTTTTTTCAGATTGTGTGCTTGCTTTTGAACTATCGGAATGACTGGTAGGAGAGATAGACGCTCCGAAAATCATAAGAATAAATGCTGTTCCTATAATAATAAAGTTTCGTTTTTTATTCCCTTTTTTGAAAAATGATCGAATTAGTCCTACTAACCCCCAACAAATACCAATTAAACCTACTAACACTAAAAAAGTTCCCATTTTTTCCCTCCAAAAATAAAAATATTTTCCTTCCATGTAGGAATGAAAGGAATAAACCTCCTAATAAAAAAATATATCATTCTGTAATACTTCTCTAAAGATATACAAAGTTGTTTTTTATCTAAAAATTAAATTACAAAATAAAAAATGTAAATTTTTGATCACCTATTGATAAAAATAGATATATAAAGGAAATGATTTGCACAACAGCAGATTACGATAGTTACAAAGTGGAAAAGATCAGTCATTAAGTTAGTACAGTATAATTCTTGTTTTTAACGCTTAGAACCTGCTAAAAAAGCAATCAAACAAGTTAATAAGAATCTTTTAAGGTTAATATCAATGAAATGAATTTTTGCTATACTTATTAGAGGCTTATTGAATAAGGAGTTGAGTGAATTGGTTAAAAATAAATTATCAAATATGATTAGTATCAAGAAGAAAGGCGGAGGAAAGGTTAGGGTACATGGATAGAGTAAAGGAAATGCTTCAGTATGTTAGGCAAAAACAACTTTATTTTATTTGTGGTATCGCTCTAATTCTTACACTAATACGTCTTTATCTCTATTACAAAGCGACTTACAGCATCGATATGACAGCTAGCTATGATGACCAGCTTTTTATTCATTATGCTCGTAATTTAGTGGACGGGCAGTGGTTAGGAGAGTACAATGCTAAAACTTTATCAAAAGGTATTTCTTATAGCTTATTTTTAGCTTTTGCCAATAAAATTCAGCTACCATACTCGCTATTATTAGGTGGGTTTAATATTTTAGCTAGCGTGCTGATTACACTGAGTGTAAAGCCGATCGTTAAAAAGAATAGTATCTTGTTTTTTATCTATGTCTTTTTTTTATTTTCACCAATCGGTTTTACCCATGAATATTCGACACGTATTTATCGAAACGCCATTGTAATTCCATCTGTCGTAATTATCGTTGCTTGTTTATTAGCTATTTATTATCGTAAATATCGTGCAACAAAAACTATTTTACCTTGGTTTTTCTTGTTGTCTCTAATCTTTCCATTTTACTGGTATATTCGCGAAGATTCACTCTGGTTGTTGCCGTTTGTTCTGGCAGCCTTAATCATTAGTTTTGTTCAGATTTTATTAGGAGTGGATTTTAGACCAACGAAAACTGTTGAAAAGTTTCTTTCACAAATTACCTTTGATCGAAGAAAACTGATCAAGCTCAGTTTGTTTTTTCTTCCTATGATCAGCTTTATCGTGACAAACCAAATGATTAAGCATAAAAATGAAGAAGTCTATCATCTTGCAGTAGTCAATGATCGTACGAGCGGAGAGTTTGCTCAATTGATGAAGAACTTGATTCGAATAGATGATGGAACGAACATAAACAAAGAGAACAGTAGGATTTGGGTTTCTCATGAAGCGTTAAATAAAGCATTAGCTGTGTCACCTGCTTTTGCTAAAGAAGCTGCTAGAATCAAAGAATTATATACGACACATGCTTGGACTCAGGCAGGAAAAGTAAAGGAATTAAAGGGAGACATTATTTTTTGGGCACTGCGAGATGTGTTGAATGAGTCTGGCTACTATCAAAATAACGCAAAAGAAACCAATGATTTTTGGAAACAAGTCAATCAAGAGTTAAGGGCTGCTTATCGTAAGGGAGATTTGAAGAAGAAACGTGAAGTTTACTTAATGAGTACAGGAGATGGGAAGATTGCCGAGGATATTCCAGTACTCTTAGATTTTTTTAGGACAGCTTATAGTGACAATTTATTTTACAAAGATTTTCATCAAGGAGGGAATTACAGTTTTGGAACCCATGCGGATGTAGAAGCAGCGCAAAACTTTTTGCGGGTTCCTTTATTGAATAATTGGATTAATAGTGAAGATCCACAACCGCCGATTTTAGTTTTATCAAAAACAGCGAAAATCTCTAATATTATGATTGCGATTTATCAAAAGACAAGTGGTGTTGTTCTATGTTTAGCGATTTTAGGATTTTTATTTTTGATCTTAGGTTCAATCTATGCTAAAAAAGATCGTGGTTTTTATTGTTCTGCACTAGTCATTACTAGTGGTTTGATATTGACCCAGTTTTTATTTTTATTTGGGGTTTCATGGTTTTGTTCCTACTCGCCAGAGCAAAAAGATTATTTTCTAAGTGTGTATACGGGGGCAGGAGTACCAATCATGCAAATTGCGATGGTTCTAATCTTTCTGGGAATCAGCAAAATTTCATGGGGGAAAATAAAGCACAAACTCAAATTGAATAAATAA